CCAGTACAATCCCAATGATGCCCCATTTTCTACCAAGATAGAAATGGAGAACTACGAATTCGCCACTTCGGGTGCACCCTTCGAGAATTTTCTACATCCCGTTGAGTGCATGCCTGCTCTCACTGTAGCCCCTCAGCTTTACGTGAATCAACCAGTTAGCGCAAGCTCTGTTGTTGACAATCGTTTGACTGACTTTGGAAACTTTACCATTGCTACTGTGGGAATGCAAGCATCAAACACGATTGGTGAACTCTGGGTTTCGTATCAAATTGAGCTTCTTAAACCACGTCTATCGACGCTCCAGGTTGGTGAGGGAACAGTCGCTATCATTGCGACGGCTGGATTGCCCAATGCGTCCACCGTAAATGCATTTGGTACCAACACCTCAATTCAAAAACAACTTGGTTTGTCCTCTGGTGCTCCTGGCCCCTTTTCTTCGTTCGTTATTTCCCCTGCAACAGCTGCGATTGCTGGCTTTAACTCAGCTACTGGTACGATCCAATTTCCAAAATCAATCTTTCAAAACAGATTGGTTCAAATTGTGTCTCAGTACAGTGCTCCGTCTGGCCTGAATGCTAATCAGATTCTTACGTCTACATCTCAAGATGTGGCCACTCTGACAAACATTGACATAACCGGTGCGACGTTTAATGTGTTCACTTATTATGTTCAATTTCCTGCTGCAACAGTCGCGTCTGAGCCGTGCTTTACGCTACAGATGACTTCTCCGGGAGGTAACACAGGGATTCAACTATTGTTAGGCATGTCGTTACTACAGTAGTTGGCTTTGTATCAACAACTTCTTTGTGTTTTGGTTTTTATGATTGCGAAATATGAACGCCAATAAATCCATCACCATTTGATGGTACGGTTCTGATCATCCGGAAAAATGATCCGCGTATTTTACAGCGGAGTAAAAGACGTGCCACTAACCCGTTTCAGTCATGGAGTCTTATGCCGAATTTATGAGTTCTGGAAAACGATCTTTGCAGGAGATAATAGCTTGGAAACGATCCAACATCGGGATGTTTGGGAAGCAAGCGGTGTTCACCCCGGCAGCCAATGACCAGTACCAAGTGGTAGTAACACCATTTGTAGTGCCGGCCAAGCTGACTGGTGGAGGTGCCACCCACCCATCTAACGAGGAGGTTCGTTCAATGCTTAGTCAAGTGCAAGGTTTCGAGTTCCTGGAATCCATTCGTTCACACGACGCTTCAGGAAAAGAAACAATTGCTACAAATAAATCACAACTGTACACTGTCGGCGCACTCAACAATTTACCAGGAACGTTGATTGGCATGTGTATGGCGAGAAAAGGGGTTGAGGGAAATGAAGAGGATTTTAAGATTGTGACGAGTGAATTGAATGATTATTATTATGGAGGTGGGACTGCGAGGGGGTTATTCACTAGAATTTTGGAGCAGATGGGAAACAAAAGTAGGATCTTTCCTGACCCAGTGGTGGGGAAGGCGGAAGAAGAGTACATCAGAAGAGTGCTTCCAATTGATTATTCGAAATTGCAAAATTTGAATGGTGTATCGCCATCTGAATTGGAGATTAAGATTAATTATAAGGCTCATGCTGGTGCACCTTGGTTTGATCCGAAAGTGCGTGTGGAACATGTTGCAGAGGAAATCCTTAGTGGAGCGGTGGATTTGTACAACCTTGCATCGGAGGGATATGATAAGTTGAAGGATCATCTTCAGAATGTGAAACGTGATGAAGGTGTTGTGATTCTTAAGAATAAGCGTGAATTGTCCAAGCGGAAGAATTATTTGTCGAAAGTGCGACCATACTATGTTTACCCTGGTAAGTTGCGGTTTCTCTTCTCTTGCATAATTGACTCTTATTCTGACGCAATGCAAAATGCGTGGGACAATAAAGAATCAATTTCAGCTTTTCGGTTCTCTTGGGTGTATGGGGGTGCTGTGAAACTTGCAAGTTGGGTGGCATCACGACGGGCTTATGGGTCAGGTTTTTATCCATTGAGCTGGGGCGATGACCAACTATGGGTTGTGGTTTGTACTAATGGTGATGTGTGTATTGCTGCCCCTGATGTCATTGGCATGGATATGAGTTTGGGTAACAATACAATCAAATTCCACACAAAGAAAATAATAAGTGAGTATAGTGGGAAAATGGATGAGGTTTGGAAGCGTGTGACCGTCTTGTATGGTCAGTACCTCCATAATCACCCTGTTCTCGCGTACCATGCATTAGTTGTTAAGAAAAGTGGAAGGTCATTGTCAAGTGGTGTGAACGGAACGACAGCTGCAGATTTTACAGGTTCAGCGCGAATAACTTTCAGAGCGGAACCAATATTGAGTGAGTGCAAAACGGTTGAAGATGTCGTACTGGGAATGAAGAAGGTAAATGAAGTGATAACAAAGGAATTGGGGATGACATTCAAGGATGAGACGATGGTGGTTTCTGTTTTTAATGACGAAACTTTAACCATTGATGTGCCTTTTCTTGGGATGTATACTCAAAATATCAGTATTGATGGACTAGCAGGTTTGGTCCCAATTCCAGATATACCCAAGTTGTCCGCTTCTTTGTTCTACAGTAAGTATTCCAAAAATGATGTCGATCAAATCAGTGCTCTGCTCAGTAAGTGTGTCGGGATTTGTGCGAGTGGTGGGTATACCAATCTTTTGTTGTATAATGTGTGTAAACGAATGTATGGCTTTCATGCTGATAAAGCTCAGCCATTGCACGACCTGGACTGGATGGGGGGTGCCCTACCGGATGAGGTAAGCGAATTTTTACATCATGAGAAAGGACAAAGTACGAAACCATTCCCGACGCGACGCTGGTTTATGTCGTTGTATTTGCAAGACGAACATAGAAAAGCGGAACAATCCTATCAGAATAAATTCAAGTCCGGCCAAGTGAAAGATGGCACTCCTGGAACTGGATATGAAATGACGGAGGAAGAGTTTGAACTGTTGGCACCGGAGATCAAGGAATCAGAAGACTGGGCGGAAATGGATAGAGTTTCAGCAAAAACTGCACAAGGAAATGCTGTAAACGAAATCAAAGTAAGCGCGGTTGGTGGTTTAGTAGTATCAAAGGAGAAAGCAGGTTTAATGCCTCCCGATTACGAAAGGAGAAAATTGAAATGGGAAAGGTGTAAGTGTAGGTCTGAAGCCCGGTACCGGTTGAAACAGGAAGAATCGAAAAGACTTCGTAGAGATTATGAAATTGAAAGGAAGTATGACGATGACGAGATGGAGGTGGATGAAGACCTTCAAGCACTCGATGCGTCAGAAAGATTCAAGTTGGATGTGGCGGACCAGTTGGCTGAAGCTGCTTACAAGGAATGGCAAGAGATGGAACAACTTGCTGCAAAATATGAACAAAACCTTGAAGAAGCGAAAGACGACGAGACGTTATTACTTGATGAACCTCTCACAGAATTACAAAAATTAATTGATGAATACGGAGACGAAGAATTTGACGCGAAGTATGATCTCGTTGGATTTGGAGGATATGGAAATTCGAATGCGTAAACCCCTCTTCACCCCCTGTGAGTAGCATGTGTGTTTTGTTTCTTTCTTGCTGCGGTAATAATTGGAATAGGTTCGTGGTTCATACAATGTTTTCCCTGTTTTCTCAAAATAGGGTGGTGACATGCATGTGTGTGGCAATAAAATTAAAAATAAAAATAAAAATTAAACCTGTAATATATTGTAATTTATGTGTGTTGTTTCTCGGCGGATAAAATTAAAATTA